TTGTTTAACTGAAATTATGGTGGAGTGTGAATTCAAATGACTGAAATGAATGAAACTTGGAAGGTGATGAATGATGTAGAGGTCGCATTTTCAGAGATCACTACATTTAATTTTATGCTGGAACAACTACAAGAGGCAGTAGACAATGGTAGGACTAAGGAAATTGTAGATCTTACTCATGCACTTAATGCTTTCATGCCTGTTTATATTGATAATTGGGAGAGGAAATATGCAGTTGCATGGGAGCATGTAGTAAAATGAAACCATATCAAAAAAGGGCTTTAGAATGGATTGCTTCTCAATTAGATACCTCTCTAAAAATACAAGAGAGGAGAGATTGGAGAGGACGAAGGGTTAGATGGGTTGGTTTTAATTATATACCAGAAGAGTATGAGGAGGATTGGAAAAATGAACCTGATTGGGCAAAAGAGTTTGAATCTGCTAGACTAGAATCAATACGTATGGGTCAATCATGGATTAAAGAACAACAGGAATCTCAGAAGAAAAAATGAAAAAAATTGATCCTAGTGAATATATGGTTGAGGGGTGGGACTCTACTCCCCCTGGATATGAAGTAAAATATAAGAGAGGGTCTTATCATAATAAGATTGGTATGACTATTATGTTCACTTACTATGCTCTTTTTGTGGGAATGTTTATTAGGGGACTTATTGTTTTTTTAAACCTATGAAAATCACTCAGAAAAGGAGTAAGAAATGATTTTTAATAAAACAGAATGGAAATTATTTTTATTTTTAGTAAGGCAAATGCCTGAATATGAGGATAAAGATAATCTTATATGGAGATTAGAGCAACATATTAAATCAATTTACCCTTTAGATAATTATGAAATTTAAAGCACTAGTTTTTATTCGTTTAAGATCTCAGGTCGATGACTCTCCTGGCAATGCTGTTAAGGGTGCCTGTAAAAGACTTTCTGATTTAGATATTGATAAATTGAGAATGGGTAAGGTTATTGATCTTTGGTTTGAAGCACCTGATAGAGAATATGCTACTAAGGAACTATATACTTTAAGTGATAGATTATTTGCTAATACTGTCATAGAAGATTGGAGTTTTGAATTAAATGAGGCCGATTAACGTAAAACAATACAAATATCAACCTCGTAAAGATTGGAGCAGTGATCACTGGTTGCGACATGCATATGTAATGATACGTAACCCTTGGATTACAGAGGATGACAAAGAATATTGGCAAGATAAGATAAATGAGTTAGAATCAAAACATAAAAAGGAGAAAAACTAATGGGAGATAAGAAACCAGGTAAAGGTAAGAAATCAAAAAGTGATAAAGGAACAAAGGGTGGACCACCAAGTCAGACTAATATTAAATCAGGTGGGCATCAACAACATAGTGGGAGAGGTAGATGAAAAATAAAATATTATGGAGTTGTGCTATAGTGTTATTCATCGGTGCCCAAGTTGGTATCGCATATGGATATCATGCAGTTGCTAATCATTTGGAGGAAGTTTTATGAAAAAGCATCAAGTTAAATCAAAGTTTTATTATATCTTTTGGGGAACTGCAACAGTTTCAGTATTAGCAGGACAACTTTATGTTGGGTCTGGTTATCGTAAGATGGCAGATTCTGTTAATAGGATTTTTGATGGAGTATTAGTTGAGATAGAAAAAAATAAATTTTTTGATATTGAAGAGTATGATATTGAAAATATAGAATGCCCCCCACCAATATATCTTGATTCATGAAATCTTTGAAGTCTTATAAAACTTGTTTGCGCTACCCAGGTGGTAAGTCCCGTGCTTGTAAGAAGATGGATCCTTACTTTCCAGATCTTCGTAATTATACAGAGTTTCGGGAACCATTTCTTGGTGGGGGGAGTGTAGCAATACATATTACTAAGAAGTATCCTCATCTAAAGGTTTGGGTGAATGATCTTTATGAACCTCTTGTAAACTTTTGGCAAGTTTTGCAGATGTTTGGTGTAGAATTAAAGGATGAATTATTAAAGTACAAATTATCACACAATGACCCAGATTCAGCAAGAGAGTTATTCAACAACTCTAAGTCTATTATTAATGAGGCTAATCACTCATCCCTTGATCGCGCTGTGGCTTTTTATATTGTCAATAAGTGCAGTTTTAGCGGTCTCACTGAGAGCTCTAGTTTTTCATCTCAAGCTTCCAATAGCAATTTTTCAGTACGGGGGATTGAAAAATTACCTGGATACTCTAAAATCATCGCAAACTGGAACATAAACAATTATTCTTATGAGTATTTGATGAAGGAAAGAACTGATGATAAAACTATTTTTATGTACCTTGATCCTCCTTATGATATTAAGGATAACCTCTATGGGCGTAAGGGGTCTATGCATAAAGGATTTGATCATGATATCTTTGCTAGTAATTGCGACGTTAGTGCTATGGATATGATGATAAGTTATAATTCAGATCAACTTGTAAAGGATAGGTTTAAGGCATTACAATGGAATGCTGCTGAGTTTGATCTTACATATACAATGCGTTCCGTAGGTGAGTATATGAGAGATCAAAAAACAAGAAAAGAATTATTATTAATGAATTATGGAACTGAAGGACTGGCTTAATTCAATCAACTTCACGAAGAAGAATTTGATGGAGGAAGATCCGTCGCTTAAAAAGGATTATGCCCCTTATATTATTAATCGTTGTTTATCAGGTAATCTTGATTGTATAATGTTTGTTAATGAGATGAATAAGTATTCATTCCTAGACAAAGATATGCAATATAGTTTCTATCTAAATACTCTTAGGAAAAAGAAGAGATTTTCTCCCTGGCTCCGTAAGGATAAAGTCACGGACCTCCAATGTGTTAAACAATACTATGGTTATAGTAATGAGAAAGCGTCTCAGGCACTGAAAATTTTATCACAACAACAACTGGATTACATTAAACAAAGACTTGAAACTGGAGGAAGACAATGACTACTACGGTAGAACCTGAAGTAAAGTGGTCGCAAGATCAAATGGTGGAGGTACTTCTTAATGAACCTGATGACTTCCTTAAAGTCCGTGAGACTTTAACAAGAATTGGAGTTGCGTCCAGGAAGGAAAAGAAACTCTATCAATCATGCCATATCTTGCACAAGCAGGGTAGGTATTTTATTGTGCATTTTAAGGAGCTCTTTGCTCTGGATGGGAAACATGCTAATCTTACAATTAATGACGTACAGCGACGTAATCGCATTGCTCGCCTTTTGGCTGATTGGGGACTTATTTCAATAGTAAAGGCAGATGCCGTTGCTGATATTGCACCACTTAATCAAATTAAAGTTCTTGCATATAAGGATAAGGGAGAGTGGGTGTTAGAGCAGAAGTATAATATTGGTAAGAAAGGAAAGACCCAAGAAGAATAATGCTGAATACTATATTATTAATCCTTTTAGTGATTGTGAATTATACAAACTTTTATCTCACTCATATACACAAAAAAAGACCTATTTCTTTTCGGAGAGATGGGAATTTCTTGTATTCTGAAAAGTGGCGGTAAACCCCACTGCTCTTTTTTAGAATTTGTGTTATAAATAAGTATGGACGCCTTCGGGGTCTACAAAACACAAACTCGCTTTAATAAGGAGCTACTAAGATGACTAATCTAGCGCGGTATCATGCTGCAAATCTTCCAGAACTTTTTGAGAGGATTAATAGAAACAGTATAGGATTAGATGATTATCTCCATAGATTTTGGGATGATACAACTACTTCTAAACCATCATTCTATCCACCATATAATTTAGTACAAATTAACGATGTCTTATCGAAACTCGAAATCGCCCTTGCAGGGTTTAAGAAAGATGAAGTCGAAGTCTATACGGAGTTTGGGAAGTTATCTGTGGAAGGCCAAAAAGAAGAACCGAAAGATGATGGAGAATTTGTCCACAAAGGACTGGCCCAACGTTCCTTTACCAAACAATGGACGCTCTCCGACGATACAGAGGTTAGATCCGTCAGCTTTGAGGACGGACTCCTCACCGTGGAGTTAGGTAAAGTAGTTCCAGAGCATCACCAACGTAAGAATTGGTTTTAAATAAATTATTTGGGGGACTGCTTGACGGTTCCCCTTTTTCTTGGTAAAATATACAAAGGTAAATAACGAGTATGACGATTAAATTAATGCTTCTCAAATCAGGAGAGGATATTATTGCTGATGTTGCTGAGATGGCAATGGGTGAGGAGGAAAATAAGAGGGTAGTTGGATATTTTCTTAAGCAACCTTGTGTGGTTAAGATGAGGAATCCGAATCTTACTGAGGAGGATGGTAATAATAAAAAAGCAGGATTTGAAGTTTCTCTTTTCCCTTGGATGCCACTTTCTAAAGAGAAAACAATTCCAATTACTGCTGAGTGGGTAATCACTATGGTAGAACCAATAACTAAACTAAAAGAAATGTACACAGAGGACATTGTAAATTATGGCCAAGACGATCAAGATCCTAGCACTAGCGAACAATCAGATACTGATAAGTGAAATTGAAGAGGTGGGTTCTGCAGATATTGGAGAACCTGATTGTAAATTAATCAATCCATTTGTTGTTAAGGATGATAATGTATTAGAACCTTTTTTGCTAACTATCACTAAAGATGATATATTCATGATGGGTTCGGATAAAATCCTTACTCTTTGTGATCCAATGCCTACCCTACTTGAAAAATATTTAGATCTCACTAAATGAAAAATTTTTACACCAATATTCAACTAATCGGGAATCAATTCCTGGTGAGGGGTGTAGAGAATGGAAAGAGATATGAACATAGGGATGAATTTTTCCCTACATTATTTGTTAAATCTAAAAAGAAAACTAAATATAAAACGTTAAACGGAGAACCAGTTGAAACTATTAATCCGGGAACGGTCAGGGACTGTCGTGACTTCTATAAGAAGTATGAAGATATTGAGGGATTTGAAATATACGGGAATGACAGGTATATTTACCAATACATATCGGAGAAATACCCTCAGGATGAGATCAAGTTTGACATCAGTAAGATTAAACTGGTTACTCTTGATATTGAGGTTGCGTCTGAGGAAGGATTTCCAGATGTTGAATCGTGCAATGAAGAGATCCTCGCTATTAGTATCCAGGACTATACAACAAAGCAAATCATTACTTGGGGGGTTA